TGAGTATATTGGCAGCCAAGATGATTTATCCGGGTTGGTTGAGTGTGTATATGTGTCTGTCGTATAAAATGTACCTTCAGTATCTTTATACCCTTCAAGGTTAGCTTGAGCAGCTGCAACAGATCCATATTTCTTTGTAAGATAGCTTTCAAAATTGTATGAATCTAGATACCATCCATATATTGGATCAGTAATATTATTGGATAGATATACAAGCCATACGAAATCAACACTATCATAGTAATCATGAGCAACTGTCCATGGTTTATCGAATTCACTAATAGTATATGGTAAGAAACTCATTACATCAACATTAAGATCATCTATCCTAACGCGAGTAAGAATATCTCTAACTGACTGATCATCGTATGTAATAACTGGCATACTCTGAAAATATTTCTGCGCCATTATTCACCTTCCTTAGTATCAACAGCAAGTGGTTCTAAGTCTTCAAAATCTTCTCTAGTAATAACATCCATTTCTGACATAGTCATTTTTATATTATATGTTACAGGATTACCTGATCCTTGAAAGAATGCTAAGTTACCTTCGTTATGATCTACCTTAAAACTTGATATTATTGCTGGTTTATAGAAAATATTTTATCATTATCAGGCAGAAGTAGTGCGCAGGTAATAATATCAGGGTAATCCATTAATGCTCCGCCGCCCTGATGTATGACACCTTGTAATGATGGATGTATTGCTTTTCTTATCTTTCTTATAATATTGTTTAATGTTGCTGATTCAGCCTCATTTCTTGGTATCATTCTCCATTCAAACTGGTGTACTCTTATATTAACACCCTTGAAAGCAGAAGCAAGAACTGGATTGTATATGCCTCCTAGTGCTGCTTCAATCCCTGTTACAAGATTTTTAGGTAAAAATGTTGCGGCTGCTTTACCCGCTACACCAACCTTACCAGCACTAGCTGCAAGTCCAACAGCTTTAGCAGTACCTTTAGCAGCGCCGCCTGCAGTAGTTTCAAAATCAGAATCTTCACCAGCTCCTAAAAATGAATCTTTTAGATTAGAGAATAGGCCTGGTTGAACTCCATCTTGAGAGATTGTTTCTTGCAAAGTTCTCAATGCTGCTTCTGTCATCGTACCAATCTCAACATCTGATTTAGTATTAATACTATATTCCTGCGATAACCTTACAGGTAATGGAAAAGCAATTGATTTATTTGTATCAACTAGTTCAAGTGATCCTTCACGTCCTGATGTAAATTTATATTTCTGAAACTGCATCAAAAATTGATACTGTCCTAAATCTGAAGGGAACTGCATCATATCAAAAATTTGAGCTGATTTCTTTTTTCTAACAGTCTCTTGGACTGGTACCGCAAAGGCGGCTCTCTTTCTATAAGCTGGCATAAGTATCTCGTGACATAAATATCTCTATATGGCATACAAAGGTTATTTTAAACCCATTAATTCGTCTAAGTATTTAGGTAACCCTACTAATATTGTTTATCGAAGTAGATGGGAATTGCGTCTAATGAGTTATCTGGATAAACACCCGGACGTAATTGGGTGGGCGAGTGAAGAACATGTTGTGCCTTATATAAGCCCACTTGATAGAAGAAAGCATAAATATTATCCAGACTTCTATGTTAAGAGAAAAATAAACGGTAAGATTAAAGAAAGTTTGGTTGAAGTAAAACCTAAAATTCAGACTATGCCTCCCAAGATACAAAAGAACTCAAGAAGCCGTAGATATTTAATGGAAGTGCGTGCTTGGGGAGTTAATGAAGCCAAGTGGAATGCAGCTAATGAGTATTGCAAAGATAGAGGATGGGATTTTAAAATTATGACTGAATACGAACTTGGACTAAAATGAGATATATATTTACTCAAATATTTAAAGAGATGTGTAATCTCAATATCCGCCCTGGGTCAGCGGCCGCAAAAGCATTTGCAGCTAAAAGGGTATTAACAATGAAAAAGACTAATCCTGATAAGCTTATTAAGCGAATGGTTAAAAAAGGTGCTGAAAGAGGTGGTAATCAAGGTGGAATAGGTGATATGTTTTTATTTCAATATGATCCTAAGTATAAAAATAATGAAAAAATCTTACCATATTACGATAGATTCCCGTTAATAATAATGTTTGATCATGGCAGCAAGTATACTCTTGGTATTAATTTTCACTATCTACCTTATTCTGATAGAGTTATTTTTTTAGAGGCTCTGAGACTTTTAGGTCCTGATAAGTCATTAGTAAATGATGATTATGCGCTAGATAATATTACCTATAAGAACATTAAGCAGGTAACATCAGACGTAGAATATTGGAAGCCTTCTATTAAGCGTTACCTAAATAAACATATAAGTGGTAGACTAATTAAGGTCCATCCGGAAGAGTGGGATTTAATCTTACTACTTCCAATAGAACGCTTCGTAAGAGCTCGAAGAGCCAGAGTGTTTACAGAATCAAGAGCGAAGTACTAAATGACATTTAACATTAACGACATTAAAGCAGGTACTATAGGTAAGGATTCACCAGTAGGTGGATATGTACGTCCCAATTTATGTGTAATAAGAATTACTCCTCCAGCTAAGTTAGCTATGAGTGGTCGTGCTCAGGATCTTACATTACTCGGAAGTAATTTTACTCTACCAGGACTAAGTTTTACAACAGTAGATATTAAAAGACATGGTGTCGGTATTCTGGAAAGAAGGGCAACTGGTATACAAGTAAGAACATTACCAGTAACTTTTTTCTTAGATCAAAAAGGTATCGTGATGAAGTACCTTACTGGATTAGCAAGCTTAGCTACTGAATATAATCCTAATAACACTACTAAAACATCATCTACAGGTGGATTCTTTGGTGAGGTAGGATATTTTGATGATTATACATGTCAAATAGAAGTAGAGACATTCTCGCCAGAAGGTGATAAAATTATTAAATATAAAATTATAGATGCAACATTAGCATCATATGATGATGTTGCTCTAGGATGGGCTCAGAATAATGAAATAGCAACCGTTGTAACACAATTTAACTTTAGATCATTCACTACTAGCTTTGAAGAACCATCTAAAGACAGTCAGATTAGTAACAGACTGAATTTATTTCAGTTTATCTCTAAATTTAAGGGGGCTATTGAGGTAGTCAAATCCCTTAAGAAACCAAGTGGAGTCGGAGACGCACTCAACTTATTAAATAATGTAAAAACATTAGGAATGTTTTGACGTAGGAGTAAATAATGCCATTACCTAAGATAGATGCGCCGGTTTTCGAACTGACGCTGCCTGTATCTGGAACTAAAGTAACATATAGACCATTTACAGTAAGAGAAGAAAAGCTTCTCCTTATAGCTCAGCAACAACAAGATATATCAGCAATATCTAGAGCTATTCAACAAGTTGTTCAAAATTGTGTTATCAATAGTGTAGATATAACAACAATACCTACTTTTGAAGTAGAATATCTGTTTATTATGCTAAGATCAACATCTATTAATAATATAATCAAATTGCAGTTGCAGGACCCAGACTTTACACCTACTTATGAGCAGCAGACTAATATTATTGAGGTTGAGGTAAATCTTGATGATATAGTAGTCGATACATCAAGAAAAGCTGAAAGTGTATTAACTCTTAATCCTGATTATAAACTTAAGTTAAAGTTTCCGACCTATAGTGATTTTGAGAAGATATCAGAGAAAGATGTAGATGATGATAAGGCAACTGATGTTGCTTTTGATATGATAGGTAACTCTATTGACTCTATATTCACACAGAGCGGTGATGAAGTATTCATATTTAGTGATTATACTAAAGATGAGAAGAGAGAATTCGTCGAGTCATTATCAAGTAAAAACTTCGCAGATATCCAAAAGTTTCTATCTTCATCACCAGCAGTTAGTTATACAATAACGTATAATAACTATGCAGGCGAAGAGAAAACTCGTGAGCTCCGAGGTCTCATTGATTTTTTTACGTTTGTCTAGCACACACGGATATTGGTAATTATTACCAAACTAATTTTAACCTGGTGCAGCATCATAAATACTCGATAACGGAAGTAGAAAATATGTATCCATTTGAAAGAGATCTATTTATAGAGATGCTTGTTGATTGGATCAAAGCACAAGAAGAGATAAGAAACAGGGGAAATTAAGATGGCAAAAGATGATTCCAGTAGAAATGAAGTCGAGCTAGACTTAGAAAAATATATGGCACTAATCGAGAAACTTGATACTCAAGAAGATACGATTAAAGAGATGAAAGCAGAGGCAGAAGCAGCTCGTAAACAGCTTGCGCCACCTAAGAGAACTTTTGGTAGTTTATTCTTAGATGATAACGATGTTAATGAGAAATCAATCATCGGATTTGCTTCTTTCTTTTTAATGGTTGTATTTGGTTGTGCAGACCTAGTTACTGCATTCTGGGATATGGATTTAAAAATCTCTGATACGATTTATACATCATTTGTTGTGGTAACACTTGGTGCATTTGGTATATCAGAAGCCGGCAAAGCGTTCGGCAAATAGGATAACTAATGGCTGACGAAGATAACGGTATACAAAGAAAAACCCCGCTACCTAAAGGGATGGGCAATACTAAATCAAATGCGCAAGTGTTTGGTATTATCGGTCAGCAGGTAAGACGTATTAACGAGCTTACTAAAGCAGTAATTAGTGGTAATCATGAACTTGTTGCTGAAATAAAAGCAAATGGAATTAAGGCTAGTAGAGATTCAGCTGATCAACATCAGGTATTATGGGATATTGATACTGCTATTCTTAAATTAGTTAATGTAATGAATCCAATCGCTGCATCCTTCGCTGAGATGGCAGAAGATGGTCCTAAAGCACAAGCACCTATAACAAACAAACCTAAAGCAGCAAATCTAGCTTCTCCAGCTGCTGCTGGAGTGGATATTGAAAAATCTGGTAAAGCTGCTACAAAAGCATCAGG